TTCCCAGTCTTGAAAATTTTGATTCATAACTTATTATATATTGCAAATATTTTTTAAGTATTATTGTTAAGAATTGTAATAAATAAAATGAGTACATAATTTAATTATTCCAAGAATATATAGAAAAGTTTAAAAGTTGTAGAAATATATTATTATACTCTACGCTACTCAAATCTATTCTTAAGGTTTTGCAAAATAGTTATAATTATGGTAATAAATAAAATGAGTACATAATTTATTTATTATGTGAATATATAGAAAAGTTTAAAAGTAATAGAAATATATAATTATGTACTCAAATTACATTCATCAAGGTTTTGCAAAATATTCATAATAATGGTAATAAATAAAATGAGTACATAATTTAATTATTATAAGATATTATAGAAAAGTTTAAAAGTTATAGAAATATATAATTATGTACTCAAATTACATTCATCAAGGTTTTGCAAAATATTCATAATTATGGTAATAAATAAAATGAGTACATAATTTATTTATTCCAAGAATATATAGAAAATGTTAAAAGTTGTAGAAATATATTATTATGTACTCAAAATGTATTCTTAAGGTTTTGCAAAATAGTTATAATTATGGTAATAAATAAAATGAGTACATAATTTATTTATTATGTGAATATATAGAAAAGTTTAAAAGTTATAGAAATATATAATTATGGTGTTAAATAAAATGAGTAGAGAAGCGTATAATCTTTTTATTTTAAGAATATTATAGAAAAGTTTAAAAGTAAAGAATAAAATATTAAAAATGTATAAATCATACACATTTTTAACATTAATAAAAAATAAAGTGCTCTTATGGAGACTCGAACTCCAAATCTTTGGCTCATAAGACCAACGCTTTAACCAATTAAGCTATAAGAGCATATTTATAATAAGATATATTGTATCCTATTATATATTATACATATCTTATAATCTTTATATAATTATTTTAAATTTATAGAGTACATCCTTTCTTTATAGGATTAATACGTTGTGTAGCCATAAATTCATTTTTATTAATAGATACTAACAAATCACTGTCTAGACGATTAGTATATGCATTTGACTTATTTGGTGTTTTCGTTATACTACAATTTGTCATATTAGGAGAGGTTTGATATATCATTCCAATATTTCCAGTATCTCTTGCTGAAACGCTATTTTCAAAAGCTTTTCGTGAAGACATTTCAATTTCAGAAGAATCAATATTTATATTCATATTTCCTGGATTGGGTGTATGCCCAGCTTCTATTAACATAGTTTCTCGGGTTCCGTCTATTTCTGCATTTTCTGCGGCATATCTATCAGATTGTCTAAACTCTGAAGAAGAACCAGCTATACCATAATCGCTCGTATTTGATAAAAATTGTTTATGTGTATTTTTTAATTTAACATCACTATTCAAGTATGCACCAAATAAACCTTCTATAACACCACCTATAAAACCGTACTCCGACTTTCCAATTATAGTTGTTTGTTTTGTTGTTGTTTTTGCTACAATATCTGGGTCATAAACAGATACTTTATATGTTGTTCCTCCTATATTACGAACAGAGTCAATAACAGGCATAGTTTGTCGTAATGTAATATTGGCTTTATCATCGCTGGTAACATATCCATGTTCATTTGCTCTAATATTTGATAATATACCGTCGTGAAGTAATGTCTCTTTAACAGTTGTTTTGGCTAAATCGTTTAATGCCGAATATGTTTGCTTACTTCCTGACAAATTATTATTTTCACTATCATGAACAGTTGTCTCTTTAACAGTTGTTTTGGCTAAATCGTTTAATGCCGAATATGTTTGCTTACTTCCTGACAAATTATTGTTTTCACTATCATGAACGGTTGTCTCTTTTACAGTTGTTTTTGCTAAATCATTTAATGCCGAATAAGTTTCTTTATTTCCAGATAAATTATTGTTTTCACTATCATGAACGGTTGTCTCTTTTACAGTTGTTTTTGCTAAATCATTTAATGCCGAATATGTCTCTTTACTTCCTGATAAATTGGTGTTTTCACTATCATGTACAGTTGTCTCTTTTACCGTTGTTTTGGCTAAATCATTTAATGCGGAATATGTTTGCTTACTTCCTGATAAATTATTGTTTTCACTATCGTGTACAGTTGTTTCCTTAATAGTTGTTTTTGCTAAATCATTTAATGCAGAATAAGTTTCTTTATTTCCTGATAAATTGGTGTTCTCGCTATCATGTATTGTTGTTTCCTTAATAGTTGTTTTGGCTAAATCATTCAATGCGGAATAAGTTTCTTTATTTCCAGATAAATTAGCATTTTCTGTATCATGTAATGTTGTTTCTTTAACTGTTGTTTTCATGATATGATTGACAGGATCATATAATGTAGATTTTTCAGGAATTTGAATACTTGGATTACCAACTGCTCTCGCGGATTCTACGGTATATTCTTTCATAGTATATTTGAGAGCATCCATAATAGGAGATACTACTGCTTTTATAAGACTTGTTACATTAGATACAACTGTTCGTGTTTCTGTTAATTGTCTCTCAGTATTATATACCATTATTTTACTTTTTCCATAATCGTCATCCTCACCTATATTATAATTATTTTTCGCAATTGAACCACTATATTCCACGTGTGATTCCGGACGAGTTGTAGGTCTTACATTTTGCGAAGGTCGTAAAGTTTCTTTATTATATGCTCCTGTTGTTTTTAACCACATATCCTGACTTTGTTCATAAACAGTGTCTGGTCTTTGTTTGGCAAATGGAGATACTATAGGGCGTTGATCTGTTCCTTTAATATGTCCTTTTACAGGTATTTCAAAATATGTTTGTTTTTGATTAATTTTACTACGTAATTCATCTAAACTGCGTGGTTTTGCATATTCGTTTGTATCACCTTGGTGAAATCCACCTGAGCTACTAGAACCATAACCTTTATTTAATCCTGGACCAACCTTAATACTTTCAATGGGAAAAAAATTATTTACTTTTTCAGAAACATCTATTCTTGATTTAATAAAGTCATCGTTATTTCTCATTCCGCAAATATTACCTCCTGAATTAGCCTCCGGTTTGAAAATAGCCTTTACCTCTTTTTTATTTTGCCAATATTGATTATTACCGGTTAGATTATCTAAAAAAGGAGACATATTTTCAATATTGGTATTTTGTGTAATATTTTTACGTAAAAACGGAGTCATGTTATTATGAGCAAAATCAGTAGCTTTCATTTTTTCACCAGTTAATGAAGATATTTCATTGTCAAACATTATTTCATTATATTTAACACGTGAGAACATATCTGAATTAGCAGCTTTTGCAATAACACCTGTTTTTAATGGATTTTTTGCCTTTTCATATAATTTATTACTTCTACTTTGTTCATCTTCCTTTACTTTATCCCAATATGTTGAACTATATATATTATTCATAGATGGTATATCATCATTTAAATATAAATCCATTGTTGATCTCTAAATGAATAAAGGATAAAAATTACATTTATATATACAAAACGCGATAAAAATACAAATTAATTTTTGCATGAAACGCCTGTATATAATGACCCATAAGGATATCCTGGAGTATATGATTCAGTACATCCACTGTTGCATTTTTTCCAATCATCTAAATGGTTCATTGTTCCAGCATTATTTGGTTGAAACATTGATTGATCAGCTGGTTTATCTATTACAGGAATATGATTATCTTTCGCAACCATTCTATAATTAACCGGTATTCTATCAAATCCTTCAATCGCTCTTTCCTGGGGATCAAAACATAACCATTCCCATCTATTAATACCAGTTTCTTTCAACGTACAAGGAGGGTTCGATAAACGGGTATCTTCACGTGGAGCCATACATATTCGCGGTTCTGTATTTCCCAATATATCACATCCTGTTTTTTGATATTTTCCAGGCAAAAATTCTTCAGCGTTGCATTTTGTATTTTTATAATTAAGTCCTAATAACTCACTTGAATCATCAACGGCTTTCTTCATACTACAAGTATTTTGACCATATGATTGATATCTTAAATAAGGGTCTGCCGGAACATCTTGGGAACAATCCATACAATCATTATACGGTGATTCTAATTGATATAATCCGGGACCAACAGTTCTTCTTAATTTTTCTTTATAACTACAACTATCATAATTCAACCGTGTATCTATATATTGGTTCATATCTAATAAAATAATATATTATTTTAAAATAAATAAATAGATATGTTTGTATTTATTCCAAAAATATTAAATTTTTTAAAAAAAGAAAGTATTGAAAAATATGAAAATAAAAAAGAATTAGAACCTATTCGCATTGTTTATTTATATATGGCTGGGTATAATCCAGAATATTATTATAAATGGAGTATGGCTGACAATATAATGCTGGCAATTCTATATTTTATTACATTCTTAATATCGGTCGGTTCGGCATATTTATCTTATTCTTGTACATGGTCTGGTGCTATGAATGATACATATATAAGAGTAATTTTTGCTTTCATTGCATTTATGTTGGGACCTGTTTATTTATTATGGTATTTTTTTACTAATTTAGTAGGGGGATTATGTAAAAAATATTAACAAGGGTTGTAATTAATCTTTGGTGGTAAAGGAACCTCTCTATACATTATAGATTGACAAGCAGGCAAATGCAACATTGTTGTATCAATAGGCTCGGTTTTATCATTTTTGATTATACCATCATTTGTTGGAACATATTGATTTGAACCACATTTTGATATTATTCGGGTTTGACCTCTTAATTCACTATCTAAATCTACAAGATTTCCTTGAATATGTGAAACAGCTGTTCCACCAATAAAACCAAGTTGGTGCCGGCATTTGCTTGTATGTTCGTATCTATAAGGAGATAAAATATAACTTAAAGTACTAACGTTACCTTGCAATTCTTCTTTGTATGAACAAGTATCATATGTAGTTCTATTAAAACTCATATTCTTCTATAATATAACATTTTTATTATTATATTGAAAAATTTTTATTTCTTCCATCCCAATTACAATTTTTATTAAATTCTGTTCGATGTACATAAGATCTTGTATCTTCTCCTCCGTTTGTCCATAAAGGAACAATATTTTCATGATTTTGTATATCTTTGACACAATCTAATAAAGGCATAAAATTATTCATTTCTATTTCCATAATTTGTTTATTACATCTTAATACATTTGTATCGGTTCCTTCCAACAATTCTAATTCAGCGTCAATATTTGTAGCACCACATCTTAAATTGGGACCGGATGTAAATATTCTATTTGTTAATTGAATGCGACATTTATCATGTGTTAATGAATTAGGATTATTTCTTAACATAGAATAATGATCAATTAAACAATCATCCGAAAGTCCATACCCTGGTCTTCCGCGAAGATTAGGGTGATTTATATACATATCGGGCATTCTTACATGTGGGCTTTTGCAATCTACGTGATTGTTTGGATATATATTATAACCTTCTATTTTGTTATTATATTGTTCTTTTGCATTTTTCCAACAATCATCCGAACATATACTTGTAGATGTATCAAAAGTATTATTGCTCATTATCTATCTTTAAAAAATAAATAAAATATATATATATATAATTTATATAAAAAATGATAATATAATATAAATATAGTTATCGCGATATGGATATGTCAAATATGTCAAAAATAGACCTATTACTTTTATGTAAAAATATTGGTATTTTGAACTG